ATTTTTAATTTCTAATTATACCCTATAGATATGGATAGTTCAGATGATTCAAATAAAAACTTCTTTAAGCATGTTTTCAATTTTGACGATGATTCAAAATCTGACATTATAAATATTATTCAATATGCTTTAATAGCTATAATTCCAGTTGTTATTTTAAATAAAACAATTGGAAAATATGTGCCAGAAGCCGATGATAAAAAAGGAAGTTTAGAAATAGTAGCTGAAGTAATAATACAAGTTATTGTTACATTTTTAGGATTATTAATAATACATAGAATAATTACATTTATTCCAACTTATAGTAATGTAAAATATGCCGAATTTCATATAACTCATATTATTTTAGTAGTTTTAATGATTACAATGAGTTTACAAACTAAGATTGGAGAGAAAATAACAATTTTAACCGAACGTATTATGGAATTATGGAATGGTAAAACGGATAAGAAAAAGAAAAATGGTAAAAATAATGTAAAAGTATCACAGCCAATTTCGGGTCAATCCATATTGAATGCTGCTGTACCACCATCATTGTATAGTGATGGAACCGCTATTAGTTCACTTCCAACAAGCGATGCAATTTATGGTAATGAAAACACAATACAACCACAACAACTTCCAAACTATAACGCAATGTATAGACAAGATACAACTCCATTAGTTGGTGCTGCTACTCCAGGCGTTTCTCAAGAATCATTTGGCCCAGTTGCTGCTAGTGAATTTTTAGGGGGCGGTGGATCACTTGGTAGTGCTTGGTAATAACTTAAATTAAAAAATAAATATATAAATATAAATACTATATTTATATATGAACGTACAAAAATTATTGAACGCATTAGATGATGAAACGAATGAAAATCTGTTAAATTTCACAACTGATAAGATTATAGAGATGAATTTAAATATATTGAAAGAACTAAAATTATCAAAACAAGATACAATGGATATGCTAAAAAAATTAAAAGATTACAAATACATAGATGAAATGAATGATATAAAATATGGTACTTATATTAGATGGATACCTATTGATGACCCAACAAACATATATTTGACAAAAGGTGCCTTATTTTGTGAGATGAAAATTACAGATGACGGTGTTTTTTGTGTTTGTAAAAATTATGGGTTTCAATCAAGGCATTTTCAATTACCAATGGATAAAAATCTCATATTTCAAAAACTAACAGAACAAGAACTTGTATTATTATCAGCATTAGACCATTTATCAAAATAAAGTACACGTATACAATTATATTATATCATTGTACAAAGGACTTTTTTCATTTCTATTTTATATACGAAAATCTTTAATACTTTTATTTTATTGGTTTAAGATACTATCTAATATAGCCATGCGCATATAAACACCATTTTTAACTTGTTCAAAATAAACAGCCCGAGGGTCTCTATCAACATCTACATGAATTTCATTTACACGAGGTAATGGATGCATAATAATCATTTTTTCTTTTGCGTGTTGTAAAATGTTATTATTTATTATATATTTATTTTCAAGCATAATAGTATTATATTCTTGTTCAGTTTCAAACCTTTCTTTTTGAATGCGAGTAACATAAAGAACATCAGTAGTTTTTAATGCTTCTTCTAATTTTACTTCTTCAATAAAAATTATATTATGCCAATTTAATTTATTTATAATTTCAACAGGCATTTCTAAGCCTCTAGGGTTAATAAAATTAAAAGTTATTTTTGGAAACAAACATAAAATATGTATTAAAGAATGAATAGTTCGGCTATTTTTTAAATCACCTACAAAGGTAACTACAATATCATTTCTATCTTTTGAACAAATATCCAAATTAAATTTGATTAATTCTGTTTTGATTGTAAAAATATCTAATAAAGCTTGTGTTGGATGTTCACCATTTCCATCACCAGCATTGATAAGAGGAATTGAAGACACATTGGCTGCGATTTGTGCGGCGCCTTTTTGTGGGTGTCGCAATACAATTATGTCACCATAACTGGTCACAGTTTTGATTGTGTCTTGTAAACTTTCGCCTTTCTGCGTGCTAGAAAATTGTTCTGTTATATTAATAATATTTCCGCCTAATTTTATCATTGCTGTTTGAAAAGAACACGATGTTCTGGTAGATGGTTCGAAAAATATATTAACTAATGTTTTGTTTTTTAATATGTCATAAGAAATATTTTCTTTTTTAAATTTCTCTGCTTTTGAAATGTAAAAAAGAATTCGCTTTAAAGATAAACTCAATACACTTATAATATGATACATAATTATATAATAGTTTTAATTCTTTAAATTCTTTTTTGTTTTACAAGATTTACAATCCGAAAATAGTCCGGGAATAAATTTGCCAACTTGTATTAGTTTGATATGATCATTATGAATATGTTTTTTTATAGTGCTAACTTTCTTTCCTTTTCTATATTTTGTTACACTTTTGTAACCTTTGCCATTTTTAATTGAAACTTTACGAACAATTTTTCCACCCATTTGTTTTTTAACTTCAACGTTTTCGTAATCGAACCCCATATAAATTATGAAAATATTATAATATTATAAAATTATAAAATTATAAAATTATAAAATTATATAATGAACATAAACTTCTTAGTACATTTGTTTCATATCATTATAGTTGGTGGTTTATTTATTTACGTTGGAATAAATAGAGAGAAAAATTCTAAAACATTATTTTCAATACTACTAGGTTTAGGTATAATAATAGTATTTTATCATCTTTTCAAGGTATATAAATATTTAAAAGAAGGTAAGGGTATTTGGGTTAACTTAATACATATTTTTATAGTAGGTCCATTGTTGATTTATATAGGATATTATAAAGATAAAACCCAACGATTGTATTTTGAGATATTATTAATGTTAGGGTTTGCTTCTATAGGATATCATGGTTATTATTTAATACAATCATCAACATAGTTTGCCTATCCATTTTTTATTTAATACTGAATGTACACTTTCTAAAGCACCTTCAACCCAACCTTGATACCTACTAACGGCTTCACCAACTACTAACATTCCTTTTTCAGGATGTTGAACTTCATATACAAAGTCGTCCCTACTATCAAACTCTTCTCTCTTTAATGGTTCATAATAATGTGTTCCTATGGGCCAATAAAAATCTTTCAAGTCGGTAATTTTAAGACTTCCTTTAGGTATTTCTAATGACTGTTCAATCAAATCACAAAAAAAATCGCGGTTTTTGATAGTGTTATCTAGATATTTTTTTAACATAATCGCATTACTATTATCACTGTATGCGATCATATATACACCTTTATTTTGATCTATAGGTATAATTTTTTGAAGCGGTCCTGGAACAATTGTATAAGAAGATATATATTTTTTCAAAATTTCAGAAGATTTCTTATCAAATTTAGCATACAATCTTAAAAACGGTTGCCCATGAATTTCTTGATATATACTATTTTTATTTGAAGCTCCAGGAACAAGTTTTTTAATTCCGGAAATAGTAGTAGCAATAATTACTTTGTTAGAATAATAAATTTTATTATTTTCAGTTTTAATTTCAAATAAACAAGGATTATCTTTAATTTTATTTATAGAAACAACATCAGATGAAAATTTAAAATGATTTACACCTATTTTATAGTATAGATTATATACCAACTGTTTCCAAGGAATTTTTAACCCTGTCCATCCACCTTTATCATCATCCATACCATAATTATATAATGTTTCATAAGTGTCAGCATTTTCATAATCAGTATATCCAGCGCTTACTATAAATTGTTTATATAGTTTTTCTCCTAATATTTTTATAAAAAATTCCTTAAATGTTTTATTATGTAATCCAGGATTTTTTTTATACGCAACTTTTAATATATTAATAACTTTAACAACATCAACAGGATTTAGTAAATTAGAATAATTCATAACAGTTTTATACTCAGAAAAATCAATATCTAATTCTTTCATTAGTTTTATCAAAATAGGATTTTTGTCTTTTCTACCTATTCCTGCACCTGTTACAACTGTTACACCATGAAATGTTTCATTACCAGTCCTACCTCCTAACCATACTTTTTTATATTTTTCTAATACCAAAAAAGATGTATCAGGAGAATATTTTTTTATATTAAAAGCACTATAAAGACCAGATATACCACTACCAATAATAATTATATCATAATGTTTAGTATTCATATATTAAATAAATATAATTAATATGTGATTTTATTTTATTTATATAATCTTATGGACTATAATAATTTAAAAACAATACCATACACTGCTACATCTGTATCTATTATAGCAAGAATGATATTTATGTATTTGTTATATAAAAACAAAAGCACAAATAGTTTATCTTTAGTATTCTGCGTATTGAATATTTGTTCTTCTAGTATGTGGATATATTATAGCGTTGTTTCAGATGATATGCCGATGATTTTTAGAAGTTCTGCTGATTTAACATTATTATCATTATCATCATTTTATATAATAAGAAATAAAATGAAGACAGTTATTCAACCTGAAAATATAATAAATGATATTGAGTTACAAAGATAATTTATTTATTAAAATTATTAACTTTATTTAATTTTTTTATAGTTAAATTTTTTTTATTTTTTTTTAATTTAATTGTAGATTTTCCTTTACATTTAAATTTACCACGAATAAGCCCTTTATTATTTAATATAGTTTTAGTACATATTCCAATAGAGCTTGCTTCATTTTTTATATCAACTTTTTTAATACATCTACATAATTTACTAGACAACAATTTTTCAGCAGCAATTTTAGTTAATTTTTTTGATTTAGGTATTGTTTCATTATAATACTCTAAAATTTGTTGATAATCATTATTGTTTAAATTTGACATTTAGTATATATAAATTAAAGATAATATAATTTGTATTAACTTTTTTTTAAAAATCAAAAACCTAACTATATATAAGTAATGAAAATAGTTGTGTTTGATTTAGATGAAACTCTTGGTTATTTTACAGAATATGGAATATTTTGGGACTGTTTAAAACATTATGTAAAAAACAAAAACATAATATTAACACAAAATGACTTTGATGATGTATTAGACTTGTTTCCAGAATTTTTACGTCCTAATATAATAAATATTTTAACCTACTTAAAGGGGAAAAAAATGTCCAACTGTTGTCATAAAATGATGATTTATACAAATAATAACGGACCTAAAGAGTGGGCAGACCATATCATACATTACTTTGAAAAGAAAATAAACTATAAAATAATTGATCAAATAATAGCAGCTTTTAAAATAAATGGTAAAAAAATTGAAATATGTAGAACAACACATGATAAAACCCATAAAGACTTTATTTTATGTACAAAGGTACCAGAAAATGCCGAAATTTGTTTTTTAGATGATACATTTTATCCAGGCATGGCAAATGATAATGTATATTATATAAATGTAAAACCGTATTATTATGATTTACCATTTGATTATATGATTACAAAATTTAAAGAAAGTAAAATTGGTAAAAAAATAATAGACACAGATGCAAATTTTAATACAAAGATAATGGAATATATTAAACTTTATAAATATGAATATGTTGATAAAGATTTAAAAGAATATGAAGTAGATAAAATTTTAGGTAAACATATTATTACGCATTTAGAAGAATTTTTTAAAACGAAAAAGAATAAAAGTATAAGAAAAAAAAATAAAATTGTTATAAAAAATAAAACAAAAAGAAAAATTTAGGTATTTGTAACTATTGTGAATTAGGGTCTACTATAGGGTCTACTATGGTTTGTATGTGGGTTTTAACGTTATTTACATACGCACTATTTTTTATATTATTTATATAAGTATTTAATATTGTTGTTGTTAAAATAATTATTCCAGAATTACACGCTATTTTTCTGTCAAGAGACGTAAATTTATCAACACTTCTAAAACTATTAAAACGCCATATTAAAAATAGACATATATATACTCTGAAATAATAGTCTAAATTATTTAAAAAAGTAGGTGCTTTTTCAGAAAAACCTAAAAAAGAAACAACAATTAATATGTATATAATAATTACGACAAAATCAAAAACTTTTTCTTGAAAATTATTTATTTTTTCACTAAAAACCATTATATTTATATATTAGAAGAATAAAAATTTAATGTTCTTGCACTTGGGTCTGTAGCATTTGTATACTTTGGCATCCAAAAATAAGGTAATATATGTGAACAATTAGGATAAAATTTATCAAATAATTTTTTATAATATAATTTTTCTGTTTCGATACAAGATTTATATACATTTGTGTTTTCATCATTATTCAACTTTAAAGTAATATGTTCTTGTAAAATCTGATATAATGAACGTCCATGCGAACTAACACCGTCACTAAAAGCCTCCTTTTTTCTAAATAATATTTCTCTAGGCAATATTGGCTGACCAAAAAAATTATTAAAACTATTGAAACAGTTTCTTAAAATATATTTTTCAATATTAAATATTGAATTCTTATGATTTCTATAATATGGTGGTATTGATAAAATAAAATTTACGAAATTTCTATCCAAAAAAGGGGTTCTAGGTTCTAGACCATGTGATGATATTGATTTATCTGAACGTAAAACATCAAATAAATGTATATCTTTTAATAGTCTTCGCGTTTCTTTATCAAACTCAATATCATCAGGACAGTTATTCATATATAAATATCCACCGAATATTTCGTCTGAACCATCACCATTAAATATAACTTTTGCTTCAGAATGTGTAGAAATATATTTTCCAAGCAAATAATTACCAATACTAGCTCTAACGGTTGTTGTATCATAACTTTCAATTGCTTTAATTACTTCAGGTATAGCATCAAACATTTCTTTTTCTGTAACTATAATTTCGGTATGATTTGTATCTAAATATTGAGCAACTATTTTTGCATATTTTAAATCTTCTGAACCCTCAAGTCCAATGCTATATGTTTCTAATTTATTTGGTAAACTATGTGAAGTATAATAATTATTAACTAAAGCAGCAACTAAACTACTATCAAGTCCACCAGATAAAAGACACGCAATTGGTCGTTCAGTTGTTAAACATCGTTTATTAACAGCAGCATTTAAATAAGCGGAAACTCTAGGATACAAATTATCAATAAATATGGGTTCTGTTTCATTATTAATTAACCAGCTATGAGAAAAACTTGGAATAAAATATGAAATATTTTCTTTTTCTGGTTCCCACGCAGAGTTAACTTTATTACTTAAATTGAAAATACTATATGTTCCTGGTGTAAATTGACTAATTGAGTAAAATTCTGGACACTCATTATAAAATGCTTCTAAGCACTTTAATTCAGAGGAAAAACCATATAATTTATAAAATTTATTAATATTACTTTTAATATTTTTTAAATAATATAGAGGTCTAACACCAAATGGGTCACGAGCAACATAAACTTTATTGTTTAAATCTTGATGAATACGATTATCATATAAAACAAAAGCAAAAACACCATCTAACAAGGTTAATGTTTGCTCAATTCCATATTTTAGATAAAGATGTATAATAACTTCACAATCAGAATCAGTTGTAGGTTTTACATCAATATATTGATATAATCGCTTGTAATTATAAATTTCTCCATTACATATTAAAACAATATCATCAATAACTATTGGTTGATTAGATTCTTCATTAAGTCCATTAATTGCTAATCGATGAAATCCTAAAATCATACTCATGTAGTTGCTGTCTAATTTAGAAAATTCGGGTCCCCTATTTTTTCCTTTCATAAACTCTTTTTCAATAATGTCATATTTTATTCCAGTATCATTTAGTAAAGCAAATATGCCACACATATGTTATATAAATTTCTTAGTATATCTTTATATATTTTACAATATAAATATAAATAACCAATTTATAATATTATTTTATATTATATAAATGAATAGTCAAAATCAAACTGAATGTAATTCTAAAATTCAAGAGCAAACAAATAGAAGAATTTATGATAGAAATATACCTTCGCAAATGTTACAACCATATATAGATGTGCGACCTGTTATGACAAAATATTCTTATTTTCCAATTGTTGACCCTAGAAGAGAACTAAGTGTTCCATTAAAACAACAACCAACATATAATGTTCATAAAGTATTTAATCCAGGTAATACAACTTCTCCATGGTCAGGATTTGCTGCTAATATAAATAAAGAATCCGAATTAAGAAATCAGATATATGCTTATCAAAAATGTAGTCAATCAGTTTATGTTCCCAATAGTACTAGTGACTTATATACATATAAATTTAATTCAACTAACAATTATAATCCACACGAATTATTATTTCAAAAAGAAACTTTTTCATCTTTTAATCCTAATCCAGAACCAGAAATAATAGGTTCTCATATATTTTTAAATAACACAAGAGTTCAAGTGAGAGATATGACAAAACAAACGTGTTAAATATATAATATTTTTTATAAAATAAAATACTATATGTCAGATGCCTTTGTAAACCAGGTAACTTTAGATTGTTTATTGAATAAACAAATGTATAGTAATCAAATTAAAATTAAAAAAACAAAACAAATTAATAAAGAAGAGAGAAATTTTTACCGTAAAAGGACTTTTAACTTATTTAAAGAAATTATTAGTGGTAACATACCAGAAGATTTATTGCCAGATGTGAAATATGCTTATGATAATTTTGTAAATTCAACAATACACTACTTTAAGACAATAGATAATAATGATATAATACAGTCTGAATACAAAGATATAGATTTGA